AAGTCATCAAAGAAATGATGAAGTCTGTCAAAGATGATATCCAAGGTGAAGATTTTAAAGTCAAAGCTATTGAAGAAGCAAACAAGCGTGTCAAAGAACAAATTGATAGCTTGAAACGCCGTAGTGGATTATGGCAAGCCAAACATGACAGCGATTTAGCATATCTTGCTACACAATATGAAGATTTGGCAGCGATTGATATCGGTGCTGAGTTAATCGCACACAAAGAACTTGTCATTTGGAACGAACAAAAGAAACAAAAAGATACCCGTGACGCATTACTTGCTAGACAAACTGCATGGAAGCAAAAACAAGACAAAGATACTGATGACCTAGAGAAACAAATTATCAAACTTAGTAAAATTGATATTGTTGAAGAACTAAAAGCACATCAACAGTTAGCCGAACATATTACTAGAAAAGCAAATCTAGAGCAGCAGGATAAAGAGATTGCTCGTTTAGGTAAAGAAATTGACAAAGAAGATAAGGTAATCAAAAAACTTATCAAAGAGATTGATACATTGAAGGATCACAAGTGCTATGCTTGTGGTCAAGACTTCCATGACGAACAACACAATAAAGTATTGAAAGATAAACAAACTCATTTAGATGAGGCTCAAGCCCATGCAACTAGTTTGTTAAATGAATGGAATACATTAAGAGCAAATGAAATCTTTGTTCCCGAGAAACCCACTACACATTACAAAACAGAAGCAGAAGCTATTCGTCATGGTAGTGACTTAGAAAACTTGCGTACTAAGATTCTTGAGAAACAAAATGAAGTTGATCCATATAGTGAACAACTTAAGGAAATGAAAGAAGTTGTGTTAGGCGCTCAACCTAAAACGCATTACGATACAGAAGCAAAAGCAGTTGAACATCGTAGTAAGGTTGCTAACATAGAAACACAAATTGAAACTAAAGCAACTGAAACTAATCCATACACTGAACAGATTGCAGAAATGGAAAGTCAGGCTTTACAAGAGATTAACTTTGACAAGATTAATCAACTTACAAAGAAACTAGAACATCAGAAGTTCCTGCTTGACTTATTGACAAGCAAGGACTCGTTTGTTCGTAAAAAGATTATTGACCAAAACTTGAGTTACTTGAACTCACGTTTAACAAACTACTTAGATAAGATAGGTTTACCGCACAATGTCGTATTTAAGAACGATTTGAGTGTAGAGATTACGGAATTAGGTCGTGAACTTGATTTTGACAATCTTTCACGAGGTGAGCGCAACAGATTGATTCTAGGTTTAAGTTTTGCTTTCCGTGATGTTTGGGAGAACTTATATGTTCCTATCAATACGCTATTCATTGACGAGCTTATTGATAGCGGCCTTGACACAATGGGCGTTGAAAACAGCATTGCTATTCTTAAGGACATGTCTCGTACTCGAAATAAGAGTATTTGGCTTGTTTCTCACCGTGAAGAACTAGCAGGCCGTGTGCCCAGCGTGTTAAAGGTCGTGAAAGAGAACGGATTTACAAATTATGCTACATCGACAGATATAGAATAATATTTAGGCCCAGTTAAACAGTATAAGTAGTTCTATGCCAAGTCCACAAAAAGCAAAAGGTTCAGGTTACGAAAGAGAAGTAGCCAAGTTTTTAACAGAAACATATGGGGAAACGTTCATTCGTGCTCCGGGATCAGGTGCTTATGTGGGTGGCAAGAATCAAGTTCGTAAAGAAGTGCTTCACGAGGGGCAGATTCGTTCTTTCAAGGGCGATATTGTTCCTGGTCAATCATTCACCAAAATGAACGCAGAATGTAAGTTCTATAAAGATTTCTCGTTTCACTTACTGCTTACGGGAGAATGCGCTCAACTTGATTCGTGGCTAGACCAACTCTTAGATGTAGAGGACGAAGGCGATTTAAACATTCTTTTTATGAAGTTTAACCGTATCGGACAATATGTTGCTGTACAACCTAAGCTAACATGGATTGTAGACAATTACAATTTATATGCCAGTGAGAAGTACGGTGATTGGATCATTGTAGAGAAGAATAGCTTTTTCAAACACAACCGAGAATTAGTCAAATTATATTCAGGCTCACCAGACACAACGTCAAATCAAAATACAGAACCCTTAAATGAAGAAAAATCAGTAGTCTGAGTTTGTCAGACCTCCTTGAGTTTGTACAGATAGTGCTGTGCCGACAGAACTGGAGTATTGCATATCGTGAGATATGGAACACCGAGAGGGCAATCTTCATAGGGAACCCTCAATGAGTCTATAGGCTACTCTGTCTTGATGCCTATAGAACATGCGTTGCTGAATCAAAACACCAAAAAACAATGTGTCTAGATTCAACTACAGACCAAAAAACCTTACAGGGCAACCGGTGGCGTTTAATAGCAATAGTAGCTGATTGAACGGGTATAGACGGCAAAGGATGACGGGCATGGCAAGTTTTTCCATTTGGTAGTGCTTGAATAGCACTACCATGGCTTCAAAGCGGCAATGTATTCCCCATCAATAATATATGATGACTGTTATATCCCATACAAAATACTTATAAACACTTACCGAACTTAATCTCTGAGCGAAGCGAAGAATTAAGTGAAGGTAGATTAGCGAAGCTAATCTTTAATATACTAACTTAGAATAAATGAATAGTTACGGGTATTAGAAGAACGGCATATTAGACTTCTTAGTTGTTTCTAAGTTATCCTCAATGAGTTTGTTAATTGCTGTGCGTTCGGTAATTGATAGATTTAAAATATCTGTATAGGAAATACCACCACGCATATACCAAGCCATTTGTAGGCTTGTTGTTTTGATTTGTTTGCATTCCTCTTCTAGTGAACTGATTAGGCTTCTAATTCCCTCGGAATCAAGCGATAGAAGCCTTATTCGAAAAAATCAGTTATGTTAATGCTAATAACTTGTTTGTAATCATGTCCACAACTCATGCATTTGATATCTAGTGGTTTATTAGCTGTACTTTCACGCAGTTCTAAACTGTGTTCTTTGATAGCATCATATGTTTTCTTATCACAATTTCTTAGGAATTCGATGATAAATTCTTGATCCATTACAGTACCTTGTGGCACCTTAACATATTCAATTGTGGAAGCAATCATTTCTACATATGTGTCGTTCAATGCTTTTATAGCTTCACTGCTACGCATATTTCTTTCATCTTCATCGTCAATGGCTAATAAATTTTGCATCATTTTTTGCATTTCAAATTGAATCATGCTTGCTTTATTCATTTCTTCATAATTCAATGGTCTAAATCTAATAGTCAATTCGTCAATGATTAATGGAGTAGTGTAATCTCCGGGCTTGAAGTTACCCAATACAGAAGCTAAATTAACATCGTACTTTGATTCTTCTTCGCAGCTAGGACATTTGGTTTCAATTTCCATAACCGAGCCATGTGTGGCTGCACGGATAGATACTAAAATAGGATCTAAGTCAATGTTATTGATAGCCCAAGGGTTTTTGATTGCTGGAATACATGATTTGATAATCTCAACTACTGCGTTTCCGTTAAACAATGCATCAGGAGTACGACTAGTAATCTCATCAATCGCAGTCATTGGATAGACTGGTAATTCTCCGTTTTCAGGCATGTCAATATCACCGGGAGCATAGCCCAAACCACCTGATGGCAGCTTTAGATATACTGCTGGTCTACGGAAATATTGTTTTAGTGGGTTATCTTGCATGATTTCTCCTGGATTTTTAGATGCTAAATAGTATGTATACCCGATATTTATAGATTGAAAAACTATGGCTGATAATTCCGCTGAACAACAAGCAGAGATACTACGCAAATTTGCTGAGTCCTACGCCGATACTCAACGAGTACTTGATCCTATTGCTCAAGGTCAACGAGAGACTGCGGATAAAGCAAAATTACGATATAATGAACTTGTCAAAGATTTAAAAATCTTACGAGGTAGCGTTGAAGACGCAACCAATGCAATGCGTAATGTAGCTGATGGTGCCGGTAAATATGCAGCATCAGTGGAAAAGGGTGCAGGGGCCTTCTCAAACTTTACTAGTCAATTTGGTAAGATTGGTAAAACTGTCGGTTATGTAATTGAAGTCTTTGGTAAACTTGCAGGTGGCGCACTAAAACAAAACGAAGCACTTAATAAAACATACGATGCTTTAGCAAGTTTTGGCGATTTAGATAACAGAAGTTTTGAACAACTAGGTAAGAATATCCGTAATGCTGGTTTCAGTGTAGACCAGAATGCTGATAAGTTTGCCGCCGCAATACAGAAAGTTGCTCCAGAATTAGCGACCTTTGGTGGTAGTGTATCACAGGGTAAACAAAAACTATTAGATGTTTTCAAAACTACATTAGGTGGAACTGAAAAGCAATTAGAGCGTTTTGGTATTACTAGTGAAGAAGCGTTCGGTCGAACAGCTAACTTTATGAAACAGTTGGCTATCAGTAATGGTGTTCGTGGTAAATCAGATGCGGAACTTAATGCAATGAGCGTTAAGTATATGGAAACTTTAGTTAGTTTGACAATGATTACAGGTCAAACTCGTGACGAAGAAGAAAAGAAATTGCAAGAACAGCAAAATGACTTGCGTTTTCAAATGCACTTGAATAAATTAGAATCTTCTGGTAGAGAAGAAGATATTCGACAAGCACAACAATTACGGGCAACAATGAATGTGTTACCTAAAGATGTTGCAGATGGTGCTAAGTCATTGATTGTTAACCAAGGTAGAATTGTTGATGATATGGGTGCAAGAACATATCAACTATTAGGTAATCAAGGTTTAGGTAAGATTATTGATGCTGCCAAGAGCAAAGCAGAAGATTTCCCAATGGCATTGGTTTCTATGATGAAGTCTCAAGCTCCGTTAATTGAAGGTAGATTCAAGCAATTGGGAGAGAACATCAAGTTTGGTAATGATACCATGAATGATTTCGGTTTGAACATTGATACATGGAATTTCTTACAAAAAGCTAAGAACATGGATGAAAAGCAGATGGCTGAATATCTGAAGAAAATCAGAACAGACGGTGCTAATACTGACAAAGATAATAACACCCAGCGTAAAAAGAGTGAACGAGCAGTTAGAAATGCCTTCGAAGAATTGGAATATAACATCAGTAAGATTATGATTCCTACATTGAATAACTTTGCTGATGCCGTAACAAAGATTGGTGCTGGGTTTGCAGATATTTTATATAAGATTACTTTTGGTAAAGTTGATATCCGTGATGCCTTTATTCAATTCAACAACTTAGAAGATGTTAGTAAAGAACTTGTTAAGCGAAACAAAGAAGAAATTAAACTTAAGAAAGAGTTATCTAATTTAAAGTTTGAAGATAGAGAAAAAGAGCTTAATGAAATACTTAAGGAACAAAATAAACTTTACAAAGAAGGTAACAAGAACTATGACAGTAAAAAATTTATGGCTGCTGTCAAAGAAAAAGAAGCCTTAGAAGAAAAGAAAAAAGAGTTAGAAAATAAACTAGCATCTAATAAGTCTGCACAAGAAAGAGCTAGAAGTTTTGGTGGCTCAATGGTTTCTCAACAAGCCGGTAGTGTTGAAACTATGACTGCTGGTGGCGGAGCTACACCAAAAAGTAGTGGAGAAACTGCAACATTACAGGGTTTAACTATCAAGAAGGGTGATGTACATCGTGAAGGTGAAAAACTAGATCCAAGACTTGTTGCTATTGCTAGAAAAGTGCAATCAGAAATGCCTGGCTTCAACTATTTCAGTTCTTTCAATGATAATTTTCATAAAGATAAGAAAAGTCAACATAATAAAGGTCTAGCATTTGACTTTACATTGAATCACTGGCCAACTCCTGAAGAAGGTCAAAAAATTATTTCTCAACTTAAAGGATTTGGCGCGGATCATGTTATTGACGAATATAACAATCCTTCTTCAAATGCTACTGCTGGACATATTCATGCCCAATTGAAGGGTAAGAATCAAGGTTTTTTCAAGGGTCCAGAAAGTGGTTATTGGTTACAAGCACATGGTGAAGAAATGTTATTGAACAAAAAAGGTTGGGCTGACATGGTAACCAAAATGCAGATGCCTGGAATGGGCAATAACAGCACAGAAATTGTTGATACCATCATTGGTGTGTTCCAAGATTTAAAAGATACGATAGAAAAAAATCAAGACCTACAGAGAGCTAGTAATGGGTTGTTAGAAGATATATTAACCTATACTAAGGCTTAAGAGATAAATATATAACTATGTCATATAAGAAACGCTTTTCCGCCCCAAATTCAACTGGGCAAATGAGTCCTATCTCAGGGCGCAGTAGTAACACCGGTGCTTGGAATGGTGACAGCAGTGTTTTCACCAATGATGGTTTCGGCTACAAGAATTATCAAAGTAGATTACCTGAAGTTTATTCAGGTCATCCAAACCGTATTGAGAGATATAATCAATATGAAATGATGGATGTTGATGCAGAAGTTAATGCTTGTTTAGACATTATTGCTGAGTTCAGTACACAGAAAAACGAGCATAATAAGACTCCTTTTGATATTGAATTCCATGAAGAACCTACCCCACACGAAGTAGAATTGATTAAGAAACAACTACAACAGTGGTGTAAACTTAACGAATTTGATACTAGAGCATTTAAGGTTTTCCGCAATACAATCAAGTACGGAGATCAAGTATTCATTCGTGACCCAGAAAACTTTAAGTTATATTGGGTTGATATGACTAAAGTAGTTAAAGTGATTGTTAACGAAAGTGAAGGAAAGAAGCCTGAACAATATGTCGTTAAAGATATCAATCCTAACTTACAAAACTTAACTATTGCAGAAAAAGTTGCACAAGATTTCAATACTCCAACTGGTGCAGGCGGATATCAGGGTACAGCTAGTTATGCTATTCCTAATCAACCAAGTGGTGGAAACACAGGTAGTCGCTTCACATTGGGACAAAATGAAGGTGCTATCGATGCCAAACATGTTGTTCACTTAAGTTTAACTGAAGGTTTGGATCGTTATTGGCCGTTTGGTCAAAGTGTTTTAGAGAACATCTTTAAAGTTTATAAGCAAAAAGAACTATTAGAAGATGCTATTCTTATCTATCGTATAAGTCGTGCACCAGAGCGCAGAGTGTTTAAGATTGATGTTGGTAACATGCCAAGTCATATGGCTATGGCGTTTGTTGATAGAGTTAAGAATGAGATTCACCAGCGTAGAATTCCATCTTCACAGGGTGGTCAATCAGTATTAGATGCTACATATAATCCATTAAGTATCAATGAAGATTATTTCTTCCCAGTAACTGCTGATGGTCGTGGTAGTGATGTTACTACATTAGCAGGTGGTGAGAATTTAGGTCAAATTGATGACTTGCGTTATTTCAACAATAGACTAGCCCGTGGTTTACGAGTACCTGCTAGTTACTTACCGCAAGGTCCTGAAGACAATCCAATTGCGTTAAGTGATGGTAGAGTTGGAACTGCGATGATTCAAGAGTTCCGTTTCAACCAATACTGTGAAAGATTGCAGAATTACATTAGTCAGAAGTTAAATGACGAATTTAAGTTATTTTTGCGTTGGAGAGGATTCAACATTGATTCTGGGTTATTTGACATTAAGTTCAATGAGCCACAGAACTTTGCATCGTATCGTCAATCAGAGTTAGATACTGCCCGTGTTGCTACATTCCAAGCAATGGAAGCTTTTCCATACATTGCTAAACGATTTGCAATGCAGAGATTCTTGGGCTTGACAGAGCAAGAGATTGAAGAAAACAGCAAATTATGGTTTGAAGAGCGTGAAGCACCTGAAGATAGTGATACGAAGGGTGCTGATTTGCGTAGTATTGGTATTAGTGCAGGTGATTTAGAATCAGATGCAGAAGATGCTGAGAATTTACCAGATGAAAATGCAGGTGAGCAGATGCCACCTGAAATCGGACCAGCAGTAGCAGGACCTGAAGCTATGCCAGCAGGTGCTGCACCAGCTCCCCCGCCGATCTAATAGATAAATAATATTATGAAGTTATTTGAAATGTTTGATGCTCCAGTTCAAGGTTATCAGGATGTTAGTTCTGATAATAGCAGACAGAAGTGGAAAGAAACCCGCAAGACAAAATTGACATTAAGACAGATTCGCAAGTTGCGTAAGATGTTAGATGTCCGTAACTTTGAGCGTTCTCAGAATCTTAAAAAAGTACGCAAACAATATCAACCTGCGCCAGAAGCCGCGCCAGGAATGTAAAAATCCCCATATCTTTAACAAAAGTGTAAAAAAATAGCACTTATTGAGTAGTTTTGGCGACTACTCTATAAATAATTTTACACAAGCCATTTCTATTTTCAGGAGAACAAATAATGGATAACAAAAAATTTGAACAACTTATTGATTTGATTATCAATGAGAACGAAGAACAAGCCCGTGCTTTATTCCACGATATCGTGGTAGAGAAGTCACGTGAAATCTATGAATCAATCATGGATGAAGAATATAGTCAAGACCAAGTAGGCAATTTAGTTGATGAGATTGATGCCGAAGAACAAGGTATGACTGAAGAAGAAGATGAATTTGCTGACATCGAATCTGATGGTGAAGGTGAAGAAGTTGAAATGGGTGCTGACGAGTTCGGTGACGAAGAAGGCGGCGAAGAAGAATTAGAAGACCGTGTTGTTGATTTGGAAGACAAGCTAGATGAATTGATGGCTGAGTTTGAAGAAATGATGGCAGGTGAAGAAGGCGGCGACATGGGCGACGAAGACATGGGCGGCGATGACATGGGCGATGAAATGATGGAAGGTCAAGAAGACGACCTAGAAGAATCAGAAGAAGTAGATGAAGATGCTGAAGAAACTTTAGAAGAATCTGCACAACTTCAAGCTGTAAAGAACCCAGTTCATGGTGACAATGGTCAGAATGCTAAGTCAGTTGTATCAAAAGGACCAAAAGTTGGTGGTAACGGTGCTAAAGCTGTTAACTTCAGTGGTGAGTCAACAACAGGTGGCACACAAGGTGGTTTATTGAATCCAACTACTAAAGACTTAAAAGGTGCTGGCTCATTCAAGAATGCTCCAGGACAAAAAGGTCAAGATTTGACTGCTGCACCAAAGCCAAAGCATGGTGACAATGGTTCAAATACAAAATCAATTACTAGCGAGTCACGTAAGACCGCTAAGAAGCGTATCTAAGGACACCTGAGATAATGGCTTTGTATCTCAAAGAGAACTTAACATTTGACCGTGCCAACATGGTGGTCGAATCTGTTAAGGAAGACGGTGATAAGAAGTCCCTTTATATGAAGGGGATCTTCATTCAGGGCGGGGTAAGAAACGCAAATGAGCGTGTTTACCCTGTGTCTGAAATTGAAACAGCCGTTGAAACTCTTAATGCACAAATACAAGAAGGCAACTCAGTTTTAGGTGAAGTCGATCATCCAGATGATTTAAAAATCAATTTAGACCGTGTATCACATATGATTACTAATATGTGGATGGATGGTGCAAATGGATTCGGCAAACTAAAGATTTTACCAACTCCAATGGGTCAGTTAGTTCAGACCATGTTGGAGAGTGGTGTCAAACTAGGCGTATCAAGTCGTGGTAGCGGAAACGTGAATGACATGAATGGCCATGTCAGTGATTTTGAAATAGTCACTGTGGATATCGTTGCTCAACCGAGCGCACCTAATGCTTATCCAAAAGCAATTTATGAAGGCATGATGAATATGCGTCATGGTCATAAGATGTTGGATATTGCAAAAGATGCACAGAGCGATGCGAAAGTACAGAGATACCTGCGTGAGGAAGTAACTCGCCTCATCAAGGATCTCAAAATTAAATAAGGGGAACATCAAATGTTTGATGCTATCAAACCATTACTTGAGAGTGGTCTTATCAACGAAGAAACTTCTACTGCTTTGAATGAAGCATGGGAAGCTAAGTTGAATGAAGCCAAAGAACAAGTTCGTTCTGAGTTGCGTGAAGAATTCGCACAACGCTATGAACACGACAAGACAATAATGGTAGAAGCCCTTGATAAGATGGTAACAGAAGGTCTATCAGTTGAGATTGAAGAATTCAATGCTGAGAGACAAGCAATGAACGAAGACCGTGTTAAAGCGCAACAAAAATTGCGTGAAAACGCAAGCAAGTTCAATGATTTTATGGTTAAGCACTTAGCTGAAGAAATCAAAGAATTGCGTTCAGAGCGTAAACTACAAACCGAAAGTCAACAGAAGTTGGAACAATTCGTTGTTTCTGCATTGGCTCGTGAAATCAAAGAATTCTCACAAGACAAGCAAGCTGTTGTTGAAGCTAAAGTTAAGTTAGTTGCAGAAGGTAAGAAACAATTAGAAGCATTGAAGGCACGTTTTGTTGCTGAAAGTGCTAAGAGAGTTAACGAATCTGTTGCAAAACATCTTAAGGGTGAAATGAGTCAGTTGAAAGAAGATATTAAGATCGCTCGTGAAAACGATTTTGGTCGTAGAATTTTCGAATCTTTCGCTACAGAATTCAGTGCTACTCACTTAAATGAGAAAGCTGAAACTCGTAGTCTAATGCAAGCATTAGCACAGAAAGAAAAGCAATTGGCTGAATCTACTGTAAAAATCGCTGAAGCTAAGAAATTAGTTGAAAGCAAAGAACGTGAAGTTCGTATTATTAAGGAATCTAATGTCCGTCAAAAGACAATGGAGGAATTGCTATCTACTCTAAATGAGGAGAAAGCAGGCGTAATGCGTAACTTACTAGAAAGCGTCCAAACACCTCGTCTACAGGCCGCTTTCGATAAGTATCTACCAGCAGTGCTGAACACACTTACTGAAAAGAAGGAAACTAAAAAGCCAGTCTTATCAGAAAGTAAAGCAGTAACTGGGGATAAATCTGCCACAAAGCAAGTTGAAGTCGAAGACCGCAGCAATGTGATCGACCTTAAGCGTTTGGCAGGGCTTTAAAATAAAGACATAATTTAGGAGAAATATAAATGTCACAAGTTCTATTAGAAAGCCGTTGGGACGAGACCAAAGAAGCCCTACTCGAAGGTCTTAAAGGTACTCGCCGCTCAACAATGGGTGTTATTTTAGAAAACACTCGCAAATCACTATTGTCTGAATCTGCTACAGCAGGTACAACAACAGCAGGTAATATCGCTACACTAAACCGTGTGATTCTACCAGTTATCCGTCGTGTAATGCCAACAGTTATCGCTAACGAGTTGGTAGGCGTTCAGCCAATGACAGGTCCAGTTGGTCAAATCCACACTCTACGTGTTCGTTATGCTAACACATTGAATGACACATCATCAGCTAATACAGATGTAACAGCAGGTGAAGAAGCATTGTCACCATTCAAGATTGCTCAAGCATACTCTGCAGGTACAGGTACTGGTAACCAATCTAACTACACTGGCGCAAGCACAGCTAGTTTAGAAGCTACTGGTGGTCGTCAAATCAGCGTACAAATCTTGCGTCAAGCTGTTGAAGCTAAGTCACGTAAGTTGCAAGCACGTTGGACATTTGAAGCTGCACAAGATGCACAATCACAACACGGTATCGATGTAGAAGCAGAAATCATGGCAGCTTTAGCACAAGAAATTACTGCTGAAATTGACCAAGAAATTCTATTGTCATTGAACACATTGGCAACTACAGAATATACATACAACCAAGCTACTGTATCTGGTACAGCTACATTCGTTGGTGATGAACACGCTGCTTTGGCTGTTCTTATCAACCGTGTTGCTAACTTGATCGCTCAACGCACACGTCGTGGCGCAGGTAACTGGGCAGTTGTATCACCAGCAGCATTGACAGTATTGCAATCAGCAACTACTTCAGCGTTCGCTCGTACAACAGAAGGTACATTCGAAGCTCCAACAAATACAAAACTAGTTGGTACATTGAACGGTGCAATGCGTGTTTTCGTTAACACATATGCACAAGACGATGCAGCAGTTTTAGTTGGTTACAAAGGTTCAAGCGAAACAGATGCAGCGGCATTCTATTGCCCATACATCCCATTGATGTCATCTGGTGTTGTTCTAGATCCAAGCACATTCGAACCAGTCGTATCATTTATGACTCGTTATGGTTATATCGAATTGACAAACACAGCATCATCATTCGGTAATGCTGCTGACTACTTGGGTGCTATTGCTATCGCTAATACATTAACATTCCAGTAATCAAGGAATCAAACTTTTATTCTCACTCGGGATGGGAAGTTACAATTAAGCACACTTCGGTGTGCTTTTTTGTTGTCTCTGCAGGAAGCAATTTAAAAATAATGATAAATAATATAATAAGATAATATTTGGGACCATACATGGCATTCGATCCATTTAATTCAGCAGGCGGTTATACAGTTGGTATACCACCTATACCTCTCATCGATGAAGGTGGAAATATAACAGCGGCAAATGCTAGTGTAGGTAATTTAGTAGTTACCGGTGGAGCTAATGTTCAAGGTACTATAACTGCTGATTTGTTTGTGGGTACTTTCTCTGGTAATATTTCTGGTAACTTAGTTGTACCGGGATCAAACACAGAAGTATTGTTTAACAATAATGGTCAGGCAGGTGCAAACGCAAATTTCACATTTGATTATGCTAATAGTGTAGTTACTATCAACGGAGATTTAATCTCTGATTCAATTACATTGGGAGCAAATGAAACTCAATTTTCTACCTCAAGAGTATTGTTCGCAACTACAGCAAGCTCTTCGGCAGATCAAGTTTTACATAGAACATTAGCTTCAACTATTTGCTCAATCGATTATACTATCATCGCTACAGACCCTACAGGCAATAACCGTCAAACAACAAAATTGTTTGCAAGTGTATTAGGTACAGAAGTTGGATATTTTGAATATGGTACTATTGATGTACCTTATTTAGGTCCTGGTGTTGGTGATTTTAAAGTTGCATATAATGGCGGCAATGTCGTATTAACAGTAACACCAGTCACATCAAATATGGTTAACTACAAAATAATGGTAACAAGTTACAAAGAATAAGGAAAATAAAAAATGGCAATTAGAACATTTAACTCAGTCGGTGGTTTCTCAGTAGGAGAGGTGCCGTCAACCATCATCTTACCAAATGGTGATATCACAACAGACTTTGCTACATTCACTGCTAATGTTGAGGCAGGCAATGTTCTAACTAATAATTTGTTATATGCTAACGGTGTTGCATGGGACTTTATTAGTGCTGGTGGTACTAATACTCAAATCCAATTCAATGACAATAATGAATTGGGCGGTACTAGTGCATTCACATTTAACAAAGCAGGTAACATTTTAACACTAACTGGTAATGCTAATATAGGTAATATTAACACAACTGGTCAAATTAATGCAACTGGAAATGTTACAGCACCATACTTTATCGGTGATGTTGTAGGTAATATCTCTGGACAGATTACTGTTCCAGGTAGCAACACAGCAGTTCTCTTTAACAATCAAGGTAATGCTGGTGCAAGTGATGCTTTAAAATTTAATTTTGCTTCTAATGTATTAACTGTATTAGGTAATGTTACTGCTAACTATTTCAAGGGTGATGGTAGTGAATTAACAAATATCAACGGTGCTAATGTAACCGGTAATGTTGGTAATGCGGTAGTAGCATACACTGCTTATGCAATCGACGGCGCTAATGTAAATGGTAATGTAAGTAGTGCAGTATTAGCATATAGTGCTTATGCAGTTGATGGCGCTAATGTAAATGGTAATGTAAGTAGCGCAGTTGTTGCATATTCAGCATATGCTGTCGATGGTGCTAATGTAAATGGTAATGTAAGTAGTGCAGTATTAGCATACTCAGCATACTCAGTCGATGGTGCTAATGTTAACGGCACAGTTGATACTGCCCAAACAGTAACAACAAATGCTCAACCAAATATTACAAGCGTTGGTACACTAACAAGTTTAATTGTTTCTGGTACAGGTAATATTGGAAATCTTTATGTTAATGAAAGAGTTACTAGCAACTTAATTCCAAGCAATGACAACACATTGACATTAGGTAATTCAGCTTTAGCATGGAAGGATGTGTTCACTACTAATGTAAATGTAGGAACTGCATATATTCGCTCTATCGGTAATGTACTACAAGTTGATGCAGTTAATGTAGCAAATAATTTAACATCAGGTACACTAACATCTAGTGGTGATGCAGACTTGCAAGGTAATGTTACTGTTGCAGGTAACTTAACTGTCAGCGGCACAACAACTTATATCAATGTAACTGAATTAAGTGTAAACGATCCTATCATCAGTTTAGGTGGTAGTAATAGTGGCGGTAATGCATCAACATATGATGGTAAAGACCGAGGCTTATGGTTAAGAAACTACAGTAATGTAGGTAGCGACCCAATAAACATGTTTATGGGTTGGGATACTAGTTCATCACAATTTGCTTTGGGCAGCAATGTAAGTGTTAGCGGTGAAGTAGTAACATTTAACTCTTATGGTAACATTAAGGGTGAAGCATTCATTGGTAATTTAAGCGGAACAGTTCTAACTGCTAGCCAAACAAATATTACTACTGTCGGTACTTTGACTGACTTGACTATCGCAGGTAACTTACAAGTTAACACTTCTGCTAATTTAAATTCATTGACTGCAGGTGGTTTGTCATATCCAACAGCAGACGGCAGTGCTGGTCAAGTAATGACCACATACGGTAACGGCGTATTACATTTTACATCTATCAGTTCATCTAGTATAACAAATGGTACAAGTAATGTTAATGTAGTTAATAACGGTAATGTTAACATCAGTAGTGCAGGAACAGCTAATGTATTAGCTGTAACAAGTACAGGAGTTAATGTATCTGGAACATTTAATAGTACAGGATCAGCAACAGTAGGCAATGTCATTCTTGGCAACTCATCTATCCGTTCAGTTACTGTTCCAACATCAACTGCATTGAAATCTACTTTAGTATCAATAAGCGCAACTGGAAATAGAGCGGTTGAATTTTTTGTTAAAGGCGAGGATTCTACAGGGGGTAAATACAGTGTGGCAACTGTTTCGGCGGTACATGATGGTGCTAATGTAGACTATGCAGTATATGGAACAGTAATTTTAGGCGGTGCTACTGGTGTATTAGAGGTTAATTATGCCACAGGAACAATCACACTAGATGTGACACCTGCAAGCAGTAATCAAACAATCTGGACGATCCAGTATAGAACAATCTAAAATTAAGCCATAATAACGAGAAGATTATAATGGCATTAAAGAAGTTCAACGCAGTCTCGGGCTTTTCAGTTGGCGATAACATTCAAACAGATGTTATCGATGCCAACGCTAATGTTACTGCGAACAACTTAACAGTATCAGCTATAGCTAATTTGGGTAGCATCAGTAATGTTATTATTACTGGTGGTTCTGCTGGTTATGTTATTAAAACTGATGGTTCTGGTAACTTAAGTTGGGGACAAGATACCGCAGCTGCCGGCGGGTCAAATACATATGTTCAGTTCAACAATAACGATGTATTAGACGGTAGCGCAAATTATACATTTGACATTAGTACCAATACTTTAAGTATCGATGGTACTATTCTCCGTAACAATAAAGTTGTTACAACATATCAATCATCATCTAATCCACCGCTTGACCCGCAAATGGGTGACATGTGGTATGATAGCGATAATGATATTACTTACCAATACATGTTTGACGGTGTCACTTCTGTATGGGTAGATATTAGTAGTGGATATATTACTGCAAGTGTTGTAGCTACAGGTGGTACGCTAGTTCAGCGTGACTCTAATGGAAATATATACGCTACATATATAAACGGTGCAGAATTAGATGTAATTGATATTCATTCTTCCGGGAACGCAAATCTAGGAAATGCAGTCACAGCTAACTATTTCATCGGTGATGGTAGTTTACTTACTGGATTACCGGAAAGTTATGCGAACTCAAATGTAGCTAACTACTTACCTACATACACAGGTAACTTAAGCCCAGGTAATCTAAAAACAGATAATATACTTTATGCTAATGGAACAGCGTGGAGTTTTACTACTTACGCAAATGCTAATGTAGAAGCATATTTACCAACTTATACAGGTAATCTAAGTGCAGGAAATGTATTAACATCTGATATATATGTTTCTTCATTAACAACTGGACAACTAGCAATAGCATATACTAATGGCAAGTTAGTAGGAGGTCCCGACTTAACATGGGATTTTGCTAACTCAGCGTTAACTATCACTAATTTAAATGCTAGCGGAAATGTTACAGCAAACTATTTTATAGGTGACGGTAGTTTATTAACTGGTCTGCCAGAAAGCTATGCAAACTCAAATGTAGCTAACTACTTACCAACATATACCGGCAATATCTCTGCTGGTAATTTATTAACTGATAATCTATTGTATGCAAACGGTAACGCATACATATTCACTTCTTCAGCTGCCGGTAGTAACACTCAAGTTCAATTTAATAATGATACTGCATTTGACGGCAGTTCTAATTTTACTTTTGACATTGGATCCAACACATTATCTGTAACAAATATAACTGCTAACGGTGCTGGGTTAACATATATTACTGGTAGTAATGTTAATGGTCAAGTAGCAAATGCCGAAATAGCTGGAACTGTTTATACCAATGCTCAACCTAACATCACTAGTTTAGGTACCTTAACTGGTCTTCATGTTAATGGTACTACTGATTTAGGATCTGTTACAAATCTAAAACTTTCAGGTGGTTTACCTAACTATGCAATCGTAACTGATGGTTCTGGTAACTTAAGTTGGGCTTCAGTTGGTGGCGGCGGTGGAAGCGGAGCTGGCTTCGTTTCTATGTCTCGTGATGACTTTGTCGGCGACGGATCAACTACAGATTTTACATTATCTATTACGCCTAGTAGTATCCAAGCAATTCAAGTTAACATTGATGGCTTAATACAACAAATAAGTTCTTATTCATTATCTGGTGCAATTGTAAGTTTTGCATCAGCACCACTAAGTGGTGAAAAAATTGAAATTGTAGTATACGGTATTGTTGAGATTGGCGGCGCATCCGGTGAAGTATTGTTTAATTCCGGTGGAAACATTGATGGTTCAAATGCATTCACATTCAATACAGGATCAAATACTTTAACAATATCCGGCGCAGTCGTCGGTGGTAATTCAGTCACAGCCAACTATTTCATTGGTGATGGTAGTTTACTTACTGGTCTGCCAGAAAGCTATGCAAACTCAAATGTAGCTAATTACTTACCAACATATACAGGCTTAATCGGTGGCACATTAACGACTGCCGCACAACCCAATGTCACATCACTTGGTACATTGACTAGTTTATCCGTTACAGGTAATGTATCTGCTAACTATTTTATTGGTAACGGTTCTACATTAACAAACTTAACTGGTGCAAATGTAACTGGTTATGTTCCATTAGCAAACGCAGCTAACACGGCAACAAGTGCTACTACAGCCGATACTGTAACTACAAATGCACAGCCAAATATCACAAGTGTTGGTACACTAGCAAATCTATCTGTATCGGGTGATGCAACTATAACAGGTAATCTAACTGTTTCTGGCACCACTGAATATACTAATGTAACTAATCTATATGTAAAAGATCCTATCATTGAATTAGGTGGAGGAGCGAACGGAGCACCTTTATCAAGCAATGATGGTAAGGATCGTGGTTCACTATTACATTATTACACTACAACTACTGTAGATGCATTTATGGGTTGGGATAACTCTAATGCTGAATTCGGATTCGGTAGTGATGTATCTGTATCAAATGAAGTTATTACTTGGAATAACTATGGTAATATCCGTGCAGGTTATTTCATTGGTAATGGCGCATTATTATCGAGTATTACAGGCGCAAATGTAACTGGTTATGTTCCATTAGCAACAGCAGCTAATACAGCGGAAACTGTAACAACTAATGCTCAACCGAATATTACTTCTGTTGGAACACTATCTAGTCTTTCAGTAACAGGTAATGTAACAGCTAACTACTTTATTGGTAATGGATCAACATTAACAAATATTACTGGTGCAAATGTAACTGGTTATGTTCCATTAGCAAACGCAGCTAACACGGCAACAAGTGCTACAACAGCGGGTACAGTAACAACTAACGCACAACCAAACATCACCTCAGTAGGAACATTATCAAGTTTATCAGTAACAGGTAATGTCTCTGCAAATTATTTCATTGGTAATGGCGCTACATTAACAAGCGTTACGGGAGCTAATGTTACGGGTTATGTCCCATTAGCAAATGCCGCTAATACTGCAACATCAGCAACTACAGCGGATACAGTAACGACTAATGCTCAGCCAAATATTACTTCAGTTGGTACATTAAGTTCATTGTCAGTTACTGGCACTGTGACCACAGGAAATGTAAGTATAACAGGTGGAATATTAAGTAACCGTGCTAATATTACAGTAACTACAGATACAGTAATCGACCAATTTGCATCATCAACATACCGAAGTGCTAAATACCATATCAGTGCAAAAGGCACAAATGGGTATCAGGCGGCAGAAGTGTTGTTAGTTCATGATGGATCATCATCTTATATAACAATTTATGGCAGTATTTGCTCTAACAACACAGCGGATATTGTAGATTTCTCAAGTAATATCGTTTCAGGTAATGTAAGATTATACGCAACCACTAGTAGCGCAAGTACATCTGTTAACTTAGTACCAATTTATATAGTAGATTAAGGAAAGAATATGCAAATCGGAGCAGGAATTAGAGTCGGTAGTGGTATTACAATACAATTACCAGCCTCAATCACAATATCATCACATCCTAGTAGTACGACTATTAATTACGGAACTACTGCTACATTCAGTGTAACTGCAACTGCAACATTGGGCGCTACACTTTCATATCAATGGCAATTACAGCCTAGCGGCGGATCTTGGAGTAATATTGCAGGTGCTACATCCTCAAGTTATACTACATCCAGTCAAACTAATACTAACAGCGGAGACAGTTACCGTGTAATAGTGTCAGGTACTAGATTGGCGGCACCAGTAACATCCAATACTGCATCATTAACTGTTACATCAGCTTCAATTACAATAGATAGTCATCCAGGTGATTCTACCGTCGATTCAGGAGACACTGCTACATTTACTGTTTCTGCATCTGCTACACTAAGTGCGACATTATCATATCAATGGCAAAAACAAGAAAGTGGTGCTGGAGAATGGAGTAATATTTCCGGTGCAACAAGTTCATCATACACTACAGGTTCATTAACTGTTGCTGATGATAACACTGACAAATATCGTGTCGTTGTTTCTGCGACTAAGAATGCCACATCTGTAACATCTAATAGTGCTACATTGACTGTAAACGCAACAAGTATACCTAACACATTCACAGTAGCTAACTATGATGATACTAATAATTCCGGTATTAATTTCTGGGGAGCAAGTAACGGTTATATATCCCTAGCACAAGGTTCAACATTCGGCACATTAACAAGTGATTACATTACTGCGGTGACCGTTACATATAATGGAGATATATATCAAACTTTAATTAGAATGAATTTCTTCGGCACTGCTTCAGGATTTACTATTGGAGGTGATGGTAGTATAGATAATGATTTACCATCTTATCGTAGAACATTTACTGTAGGTAACTCTAGTTATTATTTTACTTATAATGGAACTTATTATGTAAGATACTCTGATATAGCGAGTTTAGTCTCTAGTACAGGCAGTACATTAGCTATTTCATACGATCCAAACTCCCAACCATCTTACCTGAATAACATATTATGGGTTGAAAGTTATATAGACCAATATGTAACTCTATACGGATGTAATACAGATACTATGAGCAATCCAGTGTTCGGTCAAATAAGAAGTAGTACTATACAATATATCTATTATAATCAAGGTGCTAGCCAAACAAGAATAAAAATGATTGACGGAACTTTTAGTGGATTCTCAGTATCCAACGGAGCAATTTCGGGCGACACTAACGGATCTTCTAGGGTGTTTACTATAAATGGAAGTACATACACATTTACTTTTAGTAGTATGCCACAATACTATATAGCTTCGGGTGATGCATTATCATTGGCATCCAATGT